AGGCGATAAAATATTGCACCATTTTCCATAATAGCATGCCACAATATACTCCTTCCAGTAAGAGCTGATATGCCGAAGATAATACAGTCTTCAACTTCGCCATGATGTTTTTTAAGATCATATAAAAATTCTTTTTTTATTTGTGCATAGATAGGTGGTATGTTTGCATTTAAGTAAGCCATAATTTATCCTCATTCTATTGTACCCCAATTTAGTCCAGATTCAAAGTCAACTTTATTCTTAACCTCAAGAGGTATTGTTTGTTCCATTATGTTTTTGATCAGCTCTGGTTCGTGGTCCGTGATTGAAAAACAAAGCTCATCGTGTATTTGTATGTGTGGTATTATATCTTTTTCATGTAGATCCACCATGGCCTTCTTTGTCATATCTGCAGCGGACCCTTGTATTAATCTATTCAAAGCCTTGTAGGTGAATGCAGGTGTATAGTATCTTTCAAAATAATCCATGTAGTTTGCATCTATCTTGTTTTCTTTATACTTATCCAGCATCTCTGCTTTGAATGCTTCCATCGCCTGTTCTTTTGTGTATAATGGCACCTCGTTAAATCTGTTGGTTTCAGGGTTCCACTCCTTGTTCGTTGTCTCCCATCTATCAAACCTGCAGAATCTATCGTGTAATGTAAATAATAATTTATTTTCTTTTGCAAAGGCAATCAACTCTTGTGATAATTGTCTGACAAACGGCACCCTGCTATGATACTCATTAAATAATTCTTTTGCCTGTCTCTGGTCTAAACCTAGTTCTTTCTGTAGTTTTATCTTACCCATTCCGTAGAAAAGACCTAGGTTGATTGTTTTTGCCTGTTTCCTGGAAATATTAGCCATGTCAGCAACTATTTGATGGAAATCGGCATCATCCCTATCAAACTCATTCTGCAGGCTCTCTGTGCCCGGTAGACCCAATTTGATCGCATAGTGTACCACAATACGTGGTTCCTGTTGTGAATAGTCAAAACTACCCCATTTACAGCCTTCCTCTGGTATAAATAATTCTCTCATCTTACCGCCGATATAACCTTTGGCTGGAATCTGTTGCAGGTTAGGGTTAGACATACTAAACCTGCCGGTGACTGTGCCACCTGTATCTGATCTTATCTGGTTTATATCTGCGTGTATTCTACCCTCGTGCACATACTCTAGTAACCCATCTATGAAAGTATTCACCGCCTTGTCATACTCTCTTGCCTTTGCAATCATACGTAGACACTTGTTGTTGTGTTTTCGTAGGTAATCTTTTGGCAGTTGTGGCATCTTAGATTTTGGTGTGACCTTGTAATCTTTTATACAAAGATGATCTAATAATTTTTTGATTGATGCTGCAGCCCAGATGTCAACATGTATTGTTGTTATACTCTCTATCGCTTTTATTATCTGGTCTCTACGTTTTTTGAGATGTCTGCCAAATAGGATAGCTTTTGCGACATCTATTCTAACGCCTTTAAATTTCATGTCAACCAAACATAAAAATAATTTTGTTTCTAATTCAAATATTTGTCTACAAGTTTTTTGTTCTCCATCATCTTTAGTGTATAATACTTCGTCGATTTTTTTATCAAATAGATTCCATAGTTTATAAGTCAGGTTTACATCTTGCTTTGCATATTCTTTTACGATAGATGCAGGAAGTTTGTGCATGTTAGTCATTGGGTCCTTGACTGTGCCACCAGACCATTCTAAAGTTTTCTGTTGTAAATCGTATTTATATTTCTCTTCATTAAGATAATCTTTTGATAGTGCATCGAGTGAATATTTAAATCTGTTCTCATCAATAACAGATGCGGCTATCATGGTGTCAACTATTCTACCTTTAATCATCATACCCGTAACTGCTCTGATCCAACAGACATCATACATGGCGTTGTGAAATACTTTTGTTATCTTTTCGTTTTGAAATATCTTTTCGTTGAGAACACTCCATATCTTTTCATCTCTTTTAAAATCTATAAACACATCAGAGTGACGTAATGGAAAGTATGCAAGATCATTATCTGTTGCAACTGCTATGCCACAGATGAAACCATCTTTACGTATCGCACCAGATCCTTTTGTTTTAAGATTAGGATCGTATGTTTCTATATCTATTGCTACAGTATCTATGCCTTCAAGATTTAAATCCTCTGGTGTCTTACACATTGTAATCCCTCTCTATAATCATCTCTATAAAATGTATCGCTTTCAATAAATCTTCCTTACCATTCTTGTCACGGTGTCTTATTATATATTTTATAGCACAGCCTTCAGGATATAACAACTCATTCTCAACTACAAACTTGCTTGGCTGAATCTTATACTTTTGATAGTGACTCCCGCCGTGCTGCTTGTCCCATACATTTTTCTTTTTCATTTTACTCTCTCCCATATGTTTTATTTTTATGACAAGGCACACATAATAATTGTAAATTACAATTATTTAAATGATACTCTATCCAAGATTTTTTTATTTCAAGATCTATAAAATACCATAAATCTTCGTGAGAACTTTTGTCCACTGTGTTTAACACATACTCTTTATCATATTTGTTAAAAAAATTATTAAACAAGGTTATAAAAGTTGGATCCTTGTGGTCTACTTCTGCATCAAGTCCATGTATTTCAATCCCACATTTATTACAATTTGGTTTTGTGTGATTTCTAAAAATTTTTTTATGTATTTCCACTGCGTCCCTTG